CCAAGTCAGAAACAACCAAAAAATATTCTGGATAGCCCATTTCTTTTACTACTTTTAGTTCATGTTTTGCTCTCTGCAAAACTTCATCAGGAAGTGGATCGCCATACTTTTTCTTTAGTCCTTCCCAGGCCAGTTCATCAAGGTATTCATCAGTGCTTCTATTTTCTGGCAAAGGGAAATGTGGAAAGTATAATTCACCAAACTTTAAATTAACATCCACCATTTCTGATATATCCATGGTGTTTTTCAGCCAGTCTTCAGAAAAGACTTGTGCCATTTCATCATATGATTTAAGATAAAAATTGTCTCCACTAAAAGAAAAACGATTTTCTGTATGTATGTTTGAGTTAGTTGACACACAAAGCATGATGTCGTGTGCTCGAGCGTCTTCCTTGTGAACATAATGGCAGTCACCAGTTGGTATTATTTTTGCACCAATAGTTTTAGCTATCTTTATAAGATCTGAAGTTATCTTTATCTGTTCACTAAGGCCATGGTTTTGTATTTCTATAAAATAGTTTTCTTTACCTAAAATATCCTGCATTTTTGCAGCTGTTGTAAGCGCAAAATTATAGTCACCTCTTAAAAGGGCTTGAGCTATTTCTCCATTTAAGCAACCTGATAAAACAATAATCCCATCTGCATGTTGCGCAATTAAATCATGATCAATTCTAGGCTTAACATAATAACCTTCTAGATAAGATCTAGAAGACATTTTAATTAAGTTATGGTACCCAGCGTTGTTTTTTGCCAGTACTGTTAAGTGATAAGGCCCTCTTTGTTCCCATTCATTTTTTGCAGGACCAGATCTTTCTTCTTCATCTCTATCAAATCTAGACTTTCTAGCTTGGTAGAATTCAGAACCAAGTATTGGCTTAACGCCAGCAGAAACTCCAGCATCGTAGAAATCTAGCCACGAATGGATATTGCCATGGTCGGTGCTTGCAAGACCAACCATACCTAAGGACTTAGCTTTTGCAAAATATTCTTCTACTTTACCATGGCCATCCAACATTGAAAAGACGGTATGGTTATGTAGATTGGTCCAGTTTTTCAACTGATTCCTCTTTCTCTATCGGAACCACCGAGAGACTGATCTCTTGTTTCTCTATAAGTTATAATCACAACTCCACCACAGTATTTGCAAGGCACTGAAATACCCGCCTGCGCAAAGCTGCTCTTTTCCATGTAAGACATTGGTTGGTCTGATTTGCACTCAGAACAAACTCCAATTACATCATCTGGATTTCTTATTGCCATTATCTTCCTCTTTCTTAATATTTTTGTAAGCGTATCTGATTGGTGAAGGAGAAGATTTTTCTGTCGTTTCGACATACTTATCGCCAATCTGTGCCCACTTATTTTTTCTTTCTAGTTTACACTCTCCACAGCCCACTCCAACTGCGTTTGCTCTATCACAAGTAAATGGTCTTCCACCAACACCCATTTGTCTTCTTTTCACCCAGTCATTTATATGAGCAGACGATTTATCAAATGAATAGTCAGAACAATTACTTAAAATCTCATGAAGAAATTTAATCGAATCTTCGGTATAGGTTAGTATTGAGCATAAAAACAAACGAGCCTCATGCTCAAGGAAGTGCTCTTCCTCAGCTTGTTTTTTTAATCTTGCTACTGCCGAACATCCGTTAAGCAACGCGTTTTTATCAAAAACTTTATGAGTTTCTTTAAGGTCTTTGAAAGCTTTTGATCCATATTTATTAAAATAATCTAACGGATTATCTTTTCTTTTGCTTTCCTCTTCCATTTCGTAAACGTTTTCTCTATACCACTCGTTTGCAGTATAAGAAAATGTTTGATTAGCGACGTCAAGACCTCTAGATTCGGAAGAATATTTGACTATTGCTTCCTGTCCCAAATATAGAATTCTACTATCTCCATTTGGATTTAAAAGAGTCTTGTATAAACCAGTACTCTGATGCTTTGACCCTGGCAATCTCCACATTCGTCTTAAGTCATAAACACTAAAATCAAGACTCACTAAATTAAGATTGTTCTTTAGTTTAGTAGCAATGTATCGAAATATTTTTGGGAGAGAGTTGCTTGGATTTATACCTAAAGCTATTGGCTCACACTCTATGTGAAAACCTTTTTTCCCAGTAAAATAAACTAAAACAGATTCTTTAGGTATGTATTTAATTAAATACTCATACAACTTGATACACTCATCATAGGCTACTTGAAAATCAGCGTGATCCAAATCAAAATACAATGGTCCGAAGACGTGTAGCCTTTTCTAAATCCTGTGAGTTATACGCAAACACAGAAGTGTAAATGCCAACACTATTATTCTTTTGTGAATACTCATCGATATCGCTGGCTTCTACAATTTTGTTTTTATCTCTTATAACTCTTTCAAGAGATGGAACATATCTTGCGACTTCGTAATACTTCCACTCAGAAAGAAACTTGCTGTCTGAATTAATTTTCATAGTATTTTTGTTTTACCGACTAGCTTGGTTGATATTAATTAATGTATTTTTTGGATAGAGAAAAGATTCTGAGTGAGTTCTATAATAAATAGATTCTTCTATAAAATAGTCTAATTTTTTTAATAAAGTAAATCTTTTAAGAATAATGTTGCTATCACTCATCGTAATTTTTCCACCTAGATTCTACCACATCATCGACATCTACTATGTTGTGCAGCTTAGAGGAAATATTATCTGCCATATGAACAATCATATCCATAAAAGTAATTGGAGTTGTCTCTGGGACTGGTGACCATGGGCCCAGGTGACATCTAACTAATCTAAGTATTGATTGAACAGTATCTTCTGATAGAAATAGAGTAGAAGACTGAGCTTCAGACGCATAATTTTTATCTTCTTCTTGGCATCGTCTAACAAAAAGGCCAACAGTATAGGGATGCATTGGATCATACCTATAGGTATCTGATTGAGGGTCTTTTACGCCCTTTGTCACATCATGCAGCAACATTGCTGCAATAACAATATCTATATCTTCCTGCGGCAAAGAATATGAATCACACATTATTCTTGCTATCTTAACTGCTCTTTTTGTGTGAAGCACATTCCCACCTTCACCATGCTCATCAGCAGGATGATATTTCCCAGAAAAGCTCGACGGTATTTTCCAAAAACCTTCTGCTCTATACAAGATAGATCTAACAAAAGAGCGAACACTCTCATCTAAGATAAGATCAATTTCATCTAATAAAGGCTCAAGTATTTTGTCTTCTTCTTTAGTAGAAGTAACCTGCACCTTGTCTGAAAGAATCTCATCAAGGATATTATTTGAACTATTTTTTGGCATTTATTTGCTCCTTTTTCTCCCAAGCAACCCATTTTGAACAAGGCTTATCAAACGGACACGACTTGCAATATGAAGTTAAACCTCTTCTTGAAGGAAAAACTTTTTCTTCATACAATGAATCACACCAATATTTTAAAGCGTCTAAATCTGCGCTCTCTATATTAAACTCAGTAAAATCTGACTTCTGATTCATCAAATCAAAGTAGCCAAAAGTTGTTCTATTTTTTTTATCAGGAAACTTATTAGTAAATGCAGTGTTCATTACTGCAAAATCAAAAACATAACTACTTTCATATTTTAATTTATGATTAAATACCCATTTAACTACATGTATTTTTTTATTTTTTGAATAAATTAAATCAAACCTATCTTTTACTGCGACATTGTCAGTAATAGGAACAACATATTCTTCATCAATACCAATTGGTATTATATCTTGCTCTCCAAAATTTTCTATTAGCTCCAGTAGAACGGCGGCGGCTTTGCTCGTAAGACTAGCTGTATTGCCATACAGCGTTTCATGCTGCTCATATATAATATCAAATGGAGATGAGTCCTTAGGAAACCAAAGCTTTTCCCATCTGTTCAAAAGAGATGCATATGACGGCGTAACACCAGCTTGTTTCTTATAAAAGAAATAGTGCACGATGCTTTTGAGAGTTGACTCAAACTTTGATGAAAGTAGTTGTCTTCCACCAATTGTTTCTGGCATCTGTTCATTGTGCCTAAAGTCGTAAAGTCTTTCACATGTTTGAAAGTCTTTTAATTGTTGTAAAGTAATGTGTAACATAGTTCCTTTATAAGATATTGATACTGGACATGAGTTCTTGCATGTCTTCTGAGTTAACTATTTTAGCGTATGATTCAGATGTTATTGGTTCATATTCTACATATTTTTTATGTTGATCGATATATTTCACCAACGGAGAATTGTATGTATATGTTGAACCAGTAATTCTATTTTTAGGAATCTGCAATTGCATGATGTTCTCATCCTCAGAATCATCTCCACTGATTAGTTTCTTTTCGGTGATAAAGATAGTAACAGCGCACTTTTGTTGGATCGAAAGTGATCCGCCAGTATCAGATTGTTGTACTACTTCTCTTCTTTCTTTCATTCTGTTTGAGTTCTCTTGGGCTGTGATAATCAAAACACAATCCATGTCTCTGGCTAGTTTCTCTAATCTAACCATCATTTCTTCAAACTCACCCCAACGAGGTTTCCCCTTGCCGCCCTTAGTAAACATGGACTGTATAGTGTCAATTACTATAACATCTGGTATTAGCTCAGAGTGACCCATAATACTTCTAAACCATTTTTCTAAGTCTTCAAAATATGGAGTATCCGGGTCATGCTTAACCATAAACCTATCGCCCCACTCATCTAATTTTGCTTTAAACTTAGCTAGGTTTTCAGACTTTTCCTTGTCATTCCAGTTAGCTGCCTCAGCATACACATTCTTTTCAATAATTTGAGTCATAAGGACACGCTCCCAGTGGGGAACAGCTTCTTCAAAGTTAACGTACAAAACTTTATGACCAGTATCTGCCCAGTGATTAATCAAACACTTGGCAAAGGTACTCTTCCCCTTGCCTGAGGGAGCTATAATTGCATGCACTGCGCCTCTAAAAAACCCTCCATCGTCCGTATACCCCATTGCTCTATTTAAAGACCTATACTGTGTAGGTAAAAAGCTTGGAATCTCTAACAGAGAGGCTGCTCTCTTTGAGATATCAACAGCTGTAGCTACGCTATCTAACGGATCAAAATTTAAATCATTTTCTAAGTTCTTTATTTCCCCAGTTATCTCAGAAATTCTTGCTATGTCTTTTGTATTTTTTTCACCCTTTTGAGTAAGCAGAAGGTGAAGCTCTTGCAGAATGTTAAGTTGCTTTTGTTTATTAGCGCGGTGTTTAATAACCTGAGTTATCGATTCATGATCAGACACTTCAATATTAAGAAGTACGTCAATCATTGTATCTACCCCAGTAGCACCACCTAAGCCTGAATGAATATCAGTTTCAGATTCAAGCCACGCTTTAAAAGCTACTGGATCAACTAAGTCTAACTTAGTAGCGTGATGATATGCCAACAAAGCTTTATAGAATTCATTAATACCAATTTGATTATTAATCGTGCCAACAATATCTGCTGGTAACTGTGTATCAAAGTAGGCTATAGACCCTGGATTTCTTAATGATAAGGCAAAGACCTGGTATTCAATTGGATACTGAGGTTTTTCAGTCTTGATTTCTTCTTCCATTTTTTCTTTGCTCTTTCATTTGTTTATAATACTTTTTATTGCGCTCTGATCTTAGCTTTTTAGCTTTTTGATACATTTGATTTTGTTTTACAGTTGGTTTTTTAACTTTTTTTACAATTGTATTATCATCAGAAGTGTGCTTTATGGCGTCTAATATTCTAGCATACACATTGTCTTCTGAAATATTGTCATTGTATCTAAATACAACAAGCGCAATGCCTTGCTCTGCGCACATCTGTGCTTTTTTTGTATCTCTTTTTTGAGCTTCAAGAAACTCTTCTCTAGAATCAAAAAACAAAGGGCTGTACTTAAAGTGCTGAATCCCATGGAATTCAAGTGCAAGCTTGTACGATGGACAGTAAACATCTAATTTTAGCCTATCTCCTAAATGATGTTCATTTATTATTTTTTGTCCTGGTAAAAGTTTTTTTGCTACGCTTGTCAAAAGCGTTTGACCCTTTGACATTTTTCTTCTATGATCTTTTACCCAATAAAGACCTAGCTTTTTTAGCATGGAGTTAAGTTCGTTTAACGTTAACTCCATGCTTTCGGCTATGGCTGAAAATGATTTATCTGTTTCAAATAAAAGATGAGTTAAATACTGCTTATCGGATAGCTCATCTTTTTTATTTCTTTGAATCATTGCTCTTTATTAGAGATCTTGCAGCGTTTAATGTTCTACCTAGATCAAGGACTGACATATTAGTTTCCGTCCAAATTTTTGGAGCAATAGCTGAACTTAACATTGGGCAGTCAAAAATAACTAAGTCTGTTCCATTAGCTTTGCTAACAATTTCTTTAGTTATTGAATCAACTTTAGAATAAAAGTCATTGTACGGCACCTGTATAAATGCTGAATCAGAAGAAAAATATTTATTAATATATGATTCATTTTGGAACGAAACAACAACAGCTTTTGTGTACTTAAAGTACCAAGATGTAAAAGTTTTAAATACATCATAGTCATTATTGATATAGTATTCCAAAAAACTTGGATCATAAAAATGATCTGTATCTATACGCAAATCTTTGAACTTATCGTGAGATGAGGCAGCTAGATCTGTTTGAACTGCACGTACAAAGTTTGGATGCTGCGTTTGCAGACCATCAAGCACTGACTTGGTAAAGTGTTTAGGTGGTTTTTTTTCACCTTTTACTTCACCGATTGCAGAAAAAATTGCAGATCTTGTATAGGTTACAAATGCAAACTTTTGCTTATTTTCTAGTAAGAGTGAAACTTTTTTAATAGTATCTGATGCGTTACGTGTTTTCATATTCCGAAATTTCCCCAGTTGATTAGAGTTGGATTAGGATCGATAATTGATTCAATGTGTTTGATGTTATGGAACTCTCCTTTGTCTAAATTCATATATCTCATATACTTATTTTGTTTATCGTCATCATAAGTATATCCTAAGTGCTGCATAATTAGACCAGAGTGTAGCCAGTAATTCTTTCTTCTTATGTCTTCTACTACATAAGTGGGTTCTGACCCGCAAGCTAGTTTACGATCTACAAACTTACCATCACTTTTAAATCTAAAAATTCTAGAGCTGTTGTTTGGTGCCCAGAGCTTATCTACCCTATATTGGGTTTCATTCCACATATGATAAAAGCGTACATTTACTACATCAAACGGAGACTGATTTAAAACAGTTTGAACATTTGAATTATGCAGGTCGTTAATATTGTATAGCATTTCGTCGCAATCAATTGCGATAATCCAGTCTCCCTCAGAAGCGTGCTGCTCAAGGTTTTTCCAAGCAGTTGTTCTAAGAAGGCCTTCGTTTGTGGAAAATAAGGGCTCACTATTAGCATATACTTCTGCATATTGTGCAGCTACTTCTGCCGTATTGTCTGTTGAGCAGTCGTCGGTAAAGACTATTTTATCTACTTGACTTTTGATTCTTTTAAGAACTGGCTCTAAAAATCTAGAGGATTCATTTCTTCCAACCATTTGTGCAATGATCATGTTTACTCCAATGTATAGAATAGCCAGAGCCAACCAATAGTTGACTCTGGCTATGAATTACTGTGATAATTGATTAACTTGCTTATGTGCCTGAACAGAAGAAATACGCTCAATATCTGTTGACTTGAACAGAATTTCGCCATTTACTCCACGGCGGCCAACGCTGATCTTTTCAGCATCTTGCTTGTTCTTTGCCTTTACAAGTGTTGTAGTAACAACTGCAAAGTAATTGAACTTATTATCGGACATTTTCTCTCCTATTTTTTTGATGGATATGTATTGGATATATATTCTACAGCTTCTTGTAGTGTGTCTGCAACTTTTGTAGCAAGAAACTTAAGATAAACTCTATGCTGTAAATCTTGATGAGCCCAAACAACAATCGGCTGATTGTTTAGGTGTGCCCAAGTCATTTCAAAGTCAGTTCCAATGTATGCGCGATACAGTATCGTATATTCAACCAAAAGAATGTCACAACTTTTTTGCAGAAAAAGGTTTTTATCCACAATCTCTTTTGGTTCGCAACCCTGTTCCTCTAAGGCGTAGTGCATTGGGTTAACCGCCTTAAATCCTCTGTACTCTAAAAGAGACGTAGCTTCATCTCTCCAACTATATTTAAAGTCAGATTGAACGTCTTCTATTGCTCCTGATAAAAAAACTCTTGTTTGCATTGGTTTCCTAGTCGTCGTCTTCAACCCCTCTATCACCACAGAGTGGATCCTGAGGAATTGGTTTTGGGCATTGGCAGATATACGATCTTACTCCTATGACTATCATATCAAGTAATGATACTCTAGATTGTTTGGCTAGTCAAACTACAAAACATTAATCATTTGTTATCATACTAGTTTAGTATCAAGCGAATAAAAATTTGTGTATGAATACTTTGTCCCAGACAAAATTGGATTAGTATAATGAAATTTTGAAGAATCAAAAAAGATCACTGTATTTTTTTGTGGTTTTAATTTTAGAATATTTAAATCAATAGATTTTTTATCTTTACAAAAAATTAGTTCTCCTCCAGTATAATCTTCGTTAAAATAAAAAATAGAACTAATAGTAAATTTTTCTTCTTTTGACTTCATATAACTGTCTTCTGGATCCCAATCAGCGTGTACCCCTATATTTTGACCTTTAGTATATCTTACAACCCCCCCAGTTGTACAATCTTTTATTTTTGTATTGTATAAATTTTCTAATATAGAATATAATTTTAAATTTAATAAATCAATTTTATCTTTATGCATGTAATCATCTTGTACAAAATAGTTATACAAATTTGGGTTATTAATTACTGCAGTAAAGTTAGTACTTTCAAAAGATTTGACTAAACAAGTTAAGTCAGTATCGTCAATAATATTTTCTAACATAACTAAAGGTATAGCAGATGGACTGTTCATAGATAACTTACAGTTTTATTTTGGCCAAAAGTATTCTATGTCATTTGGTTCATCAAAATACTGTGAATAATATTCATAATCCTTACGAAGAAGGTTTGACCTATGTGATCTATGAAAATCATCACAACCGAACCAGGACGGCATAAGAACTTCTGCAGCATCAAATACTTCAAACTGCATTGTGTTTTTATAACCTCTCTTAATCCACTCAGCTATCGTATAGTTTTGGTATAACTGAAGCGCTGCCTCATATCCAGTCCACATTCTTGTAACCGGATGATTGCGCCAACCTTTAGTTGGTGTACGATCAAGAAGTATATTTAATACTTGAAAAGTTTCTACTCGTTGCTTTCCAAGTCTACGATAATCTAATACCCGAACTGATTCTTTAAAATCTGGATATG